CATTGGAGATAGTAGATGTTTAAGAGTCTTAGAAGAAAGTTTGTTGCAACATCAGTAGCAATTTGGTCTAAGGTTCTCATCACTTGAGCAAATGAGAAGTCTACATTTTTTCTTTTTATGAATGAAACAAACGAATTAATATCTTTCAGAACTCTTATTTCATCTCCTGTTTTATGGAATATGAAATACCCTGCTTTTACAGCTAATTCTAATTCTGTTTGTGTTTCTTCCACTTCGAGCTTAAAATCACCATTATATTTTTGATTTGTCAAACTTCTATTAACAGCACAATACGCTTCTGCTCCACCAACCCAGTAAACTGCTGAATTTTCAGGAAAATCAGAATCCAATGTTTTAGTTTTAACATTAATCACACCTTCATAATCTGGATCAGTAGCACGATAAACTACACATACAAATTTAGCACCAACTTTATCTCTCATTCTCTTAGTGTATTGAACATATAAATCTTTTATTGTTTTTTCATTTGAAGTACAAACTAGAACATTGATAAAATATTTGTCAATCTTATCTAAAAATTTTTGATGTGATGCACCTGTCACAGTTCCATTTGTTCCACCTGTCATAGGTGTTCCCGCTGTTACAGCAAGTGTTGCGTCCGATTTAAAGATTACAAAGTCATTAGTTTTCAAATCTTGAGCAGCAGCTACAGTCTGAATATCTACTTTTTCTGAATCAACAAAAGTAGTAACATCAAAAAGCGATGCGTTATCAACATTTACTTGGATTGATATCTTTATATCATTTCCTCTCTCTCCTGTATATTTCGCACTACCGAAAGCATTTGTTGCTTTAGCTCCACCTGTATTTAATTTATAAATATATCCAGTTTGAGTATATTTAAAGAAATCTCTTAATCCTTTTAATTTATCACTGTCATAGGAATGACCAAAATACTTAGTAGAATTTTCAATAAAATCTCCATTTTCTACTTTGAATATTTCTTCATCAATCCCCCAATCAAGTTCAACTCCAATCGCAGCATATCCTCTATCCGAAAATACAAGTTCAGCTCTTTCTTTACTTACAAAATTAATATATGTACCTGGTAAAACTTTATTTTGTACTAGCCAAGTACCACCACCATAAGCCATTATTTAACCTCCCTACCTAAAAAATCTTCTAATTTTTTATCAATTTCTGATAAAGTATATTCTTTATCATCTTCTAATAAAACGTTTAATAAATCTGCCCTATTTTTATATTTATCAGAACTTATAATCTGACTTTTTACAAATTTAGTTTCTTCTGATTTATTTTCAACATTTCCTTTTTTTATCTGTATCCTATTTTCAGCACTATTAATATCTGCCATAATTAATCCTCCTTCAATCCATTATTTACATCTAGTTTTTTCATCTTAGGTTTTTCCTCATCTAATTTATAAATAAATATCTCATAAGTAATAAGAAAATGTAATATTCTATCTTCTTCCCTAGAACTTCTTTCAATTCCTCGAATAAGCGTACCATCATCAAGTTCAATATACTCAAGCACCGAATAAAGTTTATCTAACACCTCGAATATTTCTTCTGAACTTTTTTTCTTAGGAAAATATACAATATCGAACAGATAACTTCTCAAATATCTATTTCCAATAATCTGCTTTTCACTAGGATTCAATAAGTCGATAAAAAAGCAAGGCTCTTCAAAACCTTGCTCAAGTTCTTCTTTGTGAATATCTATTCCATTAAAACTTTTTGAAAGTTTTAATCCGATTCCATTTACAATTTCATTTAACATCTATCCTCCTAACTTTTTAAGCCATTCGGTAATCTTCTTCTCAATAACAGCCGGAGCTTGCCTTTTTAATTCATCTTCAGAAATAGTAAGCATAAACTTACCTTTTACCCAGGACTTTTTTAATCTCTTCCCAATAGTAGGAACAAATCTTCCTGGAGTTTGTCTATGTCCAAATTCAACATAGCTTGCGTATTCTGTAGAGTTTGAAACTTCTATTTCATAATTACCGCCATTTTTTCTCACATCGGAAACAGTCCAATTTCTTCTTAAAGTTCCACCTTGACCACCATAGGTTTTAGAGATTGTTTTACCATCTTTTTTATATGAAACGGTCTTAGTTTTCAAAACTCTGGCTTTACCCTTTTTATCATAGATAGTATCGCCTTTTTTTATACCTTTTTTCTTATTATTTCTCTTGTAAGTAGCAACTCCAAAATTAGGAGAACTCACAGGAGTTCTTTTAATTACTTTACGTAACAATCTCGTAGCCAATTCTTTTATAGTATCAATCATCAACTGATCTTTTTCCTTTTCCATCTCCTCAATTATTTTTTGAAATTCTTTCAGACCATCAAATTGTACTTTTATTTTTGAACTTGCCATTATGCTTTCTCCTGCTCTAATTCAAGTATAATCTCCTGATGATTAGTGTAAATTGCAGAAATTCCACTGTGTTTATATGTTCTTGTTACATTGTTTTGAGTTACTTCAATCATACTCCCTGGAGGAATATAAACTTCAGGGGAAATGAAAAGAGTGACAACTTGAGACACATTCGCTCCTAATTCCGTTTGGTCTGCTTGGCTAACATTTTCAAAACTTAAATGACAAGGTTCATCTTTATATATTTCTACTTTTTCAGAGATCACTATACCATACTTATTTTTAGACTTCTCATTTTTATAAACCGTGCATAGCCCACTCCACATAGACTTTATTGCGTCTTTTGCACTTTTTAAAATATCACTTACCATACCAGCCTCCTAAATCTTAGTATTTCTTCTTCTCCATAAGTTAAAAGATTCGTTAAATATACTTCAAATTTATCCCCTGTGCTTTTAGTATCATCGAAAACTACTTTAGTTTTTCCTTCACTTATCTCTTTCGCTATACGGTTAAAATTTAATCCTAGTATATTAAGCTGATTTAATTTTAATTTGAAATCAAGAAACTCTGCCGCACTTCTATTTATCCAGACATATTTTAATCCTTCGGGAACTTTCTTTTGGTTAGTTTTATTACAGATGTAATACTTTACTGTTTGGATAGCATTATCTAATAAAAACAAATCAGTATCCACAATTTCATAATCTAAAGACTTCAAATAATTTTTAACATCTTCTTTAATATCTGTGATGTATTCCATAAATACCACTTTATCCTCTCGAAATTATTCTAGCAATAGGAATAGCCTTATGATCTATATACGTTTTTGTTCCTGTAGAATTATCATTTACTAATTCCCAGTTCACACCCATTTCCAATTCCGCATCAGTCGGAGACAATGTAGCCATACTTGATTTTGTAAATGAAATTCCGTATGGAGCATAACAGATTCTTTCTCTTGAGTAAAGAGTGTCTTGCCCACCATTTGTTTTAGGGTCTCTAAACATTTCAAATGGAACTTTTGCTCCAGGATTTGTAAATTCAAAAGCACCTTCTCCTAAAACATAAGTTGTATATTTTGTATACGCAGGAGTTGTCCCTGATTTTGGAACTTCTTCAGTAGGCATGGAATCATCTACCAATACCAATCTACCATTTAAAGCTGCAATTGTTAAATTTCTTTCTATTCCATCAGAATCCGTATATTTTAAATATTCAAGTAATTTTAAATTTTCCAAGTTTGTTGCTATTTGAGAGTGCATTATTGCCAATGAAAATCTTGCTTTATTTTGCCCCACAGCCTTTTGTAAAGCATTGTTTAAAGTTGTAACATTAAATACTTGCTTAGCCGTATCAGTTTCTTTTGATACATCATAAGTATGTCCATCAACAAATTTTTCATTGTCTGCCCCAGTCATAGCAAACACACCTTTTAGAATTGATAATAATAAATCCTGATTTATGTCATCCCAATATTCTGATACCTGTAATCCTACTTGATCCATGAAATTAACTCCTCCTGTTATATCATGTGAGAAGTCTTTCTCAACCCATCCTTTTGCTCTACCTACAACAACTCTCGAATGAGAGAAAGTATTCATTGATGTTGAATCAATGTCAGTTTTACCATCGTAGTTATTAGGTTTTCCACCAATTCTACCAAATAAAGGGGTTGTTACATAATATCCTCCTGTTTGTTCACTCATCATATCCACATACTGCGGTGCATTTCTTACTGCACCAGATTTTAATAATTCATTTCTTTTTAATTTTGGTATGGTATCAACATATTTCCCAAATACCTCACCATTAAAATGTTTCGCGTCAAATAATGCTTTCGCCATAAATATATCCTCCTATAATTTTAATTTTGTTCTGCCATCATTTCAGAATAAGTTTTAATTTTTCCAGCACTATCGCCAGCACTGTTCTGTGTGTTCCCTTCTCCAGGTTTGACCCCTGAAAAGTTGGGTTCTTTTTGTTTTGTTTCTGTGACTTTAAACAACATCTTACTATCTTCAGCAGTTTTCAGTGCTTCTAACTGTTCATTAATCCCAATCAGGACATCTCCATCCAACTTAATTTTGTTCATATCAAGCAAAGCCTTAACCGCTCTAGTGTTAATCGCATTTGAACCAAGTAAAGTTGTGTCAATTGCACTTTCCAGCTTAAATTTAGCAAGTTCAGCCTCAAAATTATCTTTTGCAGCCTTATTGTCTCTTTGCAAATTCTCAATAGTCTGTTTCATCGTTTCCAAATCGCCAGAACTATTTTTTAAATTTTCAAGCTGCACATCTCTGTCCTTCAAATCCTTTTCCAGCTGTTTTTTGGTATTATTCACTTCATCGAATCTTGATTTTGGAATAAATCCTTTCAACTGTTCAGCATTTACCGATAGAACCTTTTCAGTTTGTTCCTCTGATAATCCTAATTTCATCAATTCCTCTTTGTTCATACCAACATCTCTCCTATTCATTTTTTACGTTGTATGCCAACGAAATTATTTTTAATTTATTCTTTTACGCCTACAAATTCTAAAAAGGCGAAAATAAAAAATCACGACTAAATTAATAATCGTGACCTTTGTAAAATTTAATTATTTCTCTAATTCGTGAATGTCATAATTCATAAATTGCATTCTGCCTATAATATCTTTCTTAATTTCATGCAGCACTTTAAGGCTCTCATCCAGTTTCTTCATTTCCTGAAACAGTTGTAATCCTGACTCAGTTACACCTTTCTGCATTGATTTTAATCTTTCCCAATGTTCGGTAGTTTTCACTAGAGTCATATAAGGTTCAAAATATTCAATAACAACTTCTCTTTCAATATCAGAAATATTATTAACTTTGGACAGAATTTCAACTGCATCGTTTTTATCTATTAAGGTCAGACAAGCACTACTTTTGTTGGCTTCTGGATTTTCCTTTTTAAAATTTAGCAAGTCTGTCCCTGAAATAACTGTCTTGTTTGTAATTTTTTGTGAAACAGAAAATCTACTTATACCCAAAACATTTGCCAAATCCTGTAGCAGCATTACCACTTTTCCATTATTATGAAATTTTGAATGGCTAATCGGCAACCCTCTCGGAAGTCTTTTGTTCTGTCTTTCATAAAACAATTCTGGATACATTCTTCTTTTTCCTAAAAAAGCCTCAGCTAATACATCTTTTGCTTTTAACTGATAATCCATTAATTCTTTTTTCAACTCATCACTAAATCTCGCTGGATTTATTTTTGCCAACCAAATTGGCAAGTAATCAAGTTCCAGTAGCATAGTTTCTTTAATTCCAAATCCTGTATTAACTGGGGAGAATTTTCTCCCTACCTTTAAAAACTCATCATTATTTAATTTATCTCTTTGAGCTTTAAATTGATTCTCATTCATTCCTAAGTTATCACATATATCTTTTACTACTACATAAACTTTTCCATTTTCTTCAATGGCTCTAATTTTTTTGTTTTTAAAACATACTTCTTTTACAATTAAATTATCCATTTTTCCTCCTAAAATGTTTTGATTTTTAGAAGTCAATATGATATAATTCTATTGGTGAGATAGAAATATCATAAGACTTCTTTGTAAGAGGTCTTATTTTTTATTTCTCCTCACTTTCCAAATCTTTTTTTATCAAATTTAAAATATACTCTTTTATTCCAATTCCCATATTTGTAGCTTTTAATTTTATTTTCTTATGGAATTCTGAATCTACTTTAAACGATATATTTTTCTTATTTTCCATCTTAACCTCCTAACATCTACATATTACACGTAAACGTGTAAAAAGTCAAGAACTTTTTTATAAAATTTCTATTAAAAATTAGAGAACCCAAATTTGGGCTTTCTGAATTTACAGAGGTTTCAACAAAGATTTCTATTTTTGGTATGGATTGTAATTTCAATCTACCCAAATCTGGGTCAGTTAAATTTCCACAAATCTGTGGAGACTAAATCGGCTGAAATTTGAGCCGATTGATTTTTCGATTTTTACATATCCAGCTTTTTTCTAATAAAGTTATTTGCAAAATCTTTTATAATATCCAGAGATGTTGCCTTAACTCCCTTTATTTCCATGTTTTTTTTTACTTCTGCCCAAATATATTTATTTCGAATGTTTTCCAGATATGAATGTCCTGCCAATGTTAATCTCACTGGTGCTAAATATCTTCCTTTTCCCATTATTGAAATATATTCCCCTAAAACATATCCAGCTTCAACTAACACTTCTGTATGATATTCTATTTCATCCTCTGTGTAACCTTGTATCTGTATGTCGTGAATTCTATTTTTCCCATCGCTATTCTCCTCAATGTAAATTAGCAGTTCCCTTATTAAATCTGTATTCAGTTTCATAATTCTATCCTTTCAAGTCGCTCTGTTATTTCACTGTATCGTTTATCCCTTTTAATAAATTATATGCTTTTTTCATCATTGAATTTTCTTCTAAATACTGCATGCCCTTTAACGTTAATTGGGGTTTTATTATTTTTATATCGTAATTAGCACCCATTACTGGTACTTTTACAATCCCGCTAACATATTGACTATCTATTAACTCTGACATAAGGACTTTCCATCGTTCTTTACTTACATCTAGGTATTCAGAAGAAACACAATAACTGTCAAATATCTCGTAATCCATACTTTCTTCTATTGCTTTTAATATTTTATATATTATTTTAAAATTTTCCATCCCATCTCCTATACTATCAACAACCCTATCTCTTGACGAAGTTTTAAAATTTCTTCCCTTATTTTTTCTTTTTCATATTCTTTGAAAAAATCAGCTAAATCTATTTGTTCGCCTAACTCTATAGATTTTTTTAATTCTGAGAATATAAAATCGTACGAATCTAACTCCATATGTTTCATTATATATTCGTCTTTATCTATTTGACTATCTTTTTTTCTTTTCATCAAATCTCTAAGCTCTTCTCTATTTTTTATGTAATTTTTGTAAAATGTTGTATTTTTAATATCCATGATTGAACCTCCTGTACCTTAATTTTTTTTCTGAAGCAAAATACATCTGCAACACTCTATTTCTTTCTTCATCATCAAGTTTTAAAAGCTCATTAGGTTTCTTGATGTAATTTTCTATCTCTTCCAAATATTTTTCGACGTCATAAATTTCCAAATCCAATTCATGTATGTATTTTTCATCAATTGCTCTCATATACTTAAAATTGTTGTTTCTAAATATATCGAAATCTCCGCCACTGAATCCCCACTCATGCAATCCTTTTGGATGATTGTGAGTTATGGAAGCATTCTCAAAAGGAATCGTTTCAATCTTGTGTATTGGCAGTGAATTGCTGTCTCCTTTTATAACATATATTTCTCCATGCTCAGTTACAACCATAGCACTTTCATAGGTATTTTTAACTATTTTTTCTTCATATTTTTGCAAAAGCTCTTCTACACTATTATACCTTGAATCTTTAATATTTCCAAGTAATCTGTATCTTCCCTCAGGAACTTTTACAGTTGTATTGACAAATCTTTTATTTGCGTATTCAACTTCCCAGTCTTTATACTTCATATCACTTGGCACGTAATAAATTTTTCCATCTTTATCCCTTGCAGCACGTTCTCCTTCTTTCTCATCTTCAAAATATGGAGCTGTAGTTGTCCTGCAGTTGACGTGAAATGGTGGAGCAGTTGTGCCAATCTCGTAATCCTTAAACTCGAACACTTTGCCGTCAAGGCTTTGACAAATTTCAGAAGTTCTGCTATCAAGAGTTGCAACAACTTCGTATCGTTCAATATTCAAATCCTCATAAGTCTTAATTCTAGCTTTAGAAGCATAAGCGGCACTTTCAGTATAGACAAGCCTTGCTACGTTGCTTCTGCTTGTATTCATTCTTTTAACAACTTTTTCTATTAAGGTATCAAGTTTGTCCCCACGAATAAAAGCCTGCGTCATTTCTGTATGTAAAGTATTCAGAAGTTTTTCTTTATCTTCCCAGATCCTGTCTGAAAAATGTTTTCCGTCTGAAGCCCAAGGACTAGAAATAACAGTATTTACTAATTTATCATTCAGTTTATACATATTTGAATCAATGCCCATACCGATACCTTTTGCAATTTCAAAAAATGTACGGTTATACTGATCCTCATATAAGTTACCTAGATAATTTTTAAAGCCGTTGCCGTTATCATTATACAACTTTTCTATTTCAGCACGTACCTGAAACTTCATAGCTTTTAATCTCTCTATATGATACTTGGCGCTTGCATTTTCAAGTTCTTTTGAAAACTTCAAACTATCTTTTCCTGAACCTTTTTTGATATACTCTTCGACAGTCCATTTGAACTCTTCACGTTCCCTCTTGCTAAGCATTTCCTTCGCATCCGCTAAAGTTACATCATTATTTTTAGCAATCCTGTTATACCAGATTTCAATATCCTGATTTATCCTAATGATTGATTTATCGTACTCAACCTGCTGCTTCTTTATCTCTTTGATGGCCATTTGATTAACTCGGCTTTCTTCCTCAATAAATCTATCTTTCCAATAATCACTCATTTAAATCACCATTGTGATTATGTTTGCCGTCATCAAAATTAGCGTAATCAGTCTGTTCCTGCATCTGCTGTTCTAATTTTTCTTTCTTAATTCTTGTAAGCTCTTCCTGAACATCTGTTACCCAAGGATGCTGTGCAACAAGTGTTTCCTCCGAAATTATTCCA